AATTCTAGTGTGTAATGTAAAACATTATAACCTAATTTAGCAGCAATACCACCTAAACTAATTAATGTCCATGATTTACCGCCTCCAGGATTACCAAATATAATACCTAAGTCTCCACTACCCAATCCACCTTGTAATAAAACATTTAAATGGTCCCAAGGTGTAGGTACAAATGAACGATTATCTTCTCTATATCTAGATTCAGTATCTTTATTATATTCGTGACCTAAATTCTTTTCTTGACCCGCCTTTAAAGCGTTATTAACTAATATCCTGATAGAGTCATAATCTCCGGCGTTAAGTAAATCAACGCTGTTTAATAGGGCTTTCTTCAGTTGTTGGTTTCTACAGAAATTAGAAAATTCCTTTTCAACATATTCTAAGTCATCTGATGATGCTGATGAATATGCTTCTTTTAATTGTTCTTTTATAGATATTTGAAGTACTTCATTGTTAAGTTTCTTTAATTCAACCTTTAATACTTCCATACTAGGTGTAGTATGATACTTATAATAATAATCTAATATTTGTTTTATAATCCATTTATGGCCTTGATTACTAAAATAGTCTTCAGCTAATAAATCATGTATATTTACTAAAAACTCTTTTTTAGTTAGTAAGGCTGAAATAACCTTAATTTGGAAACCAGTTCCATATTGATCAATTGATGTTAACGTCATAACTTATTTTTATTTAAAACTATTTAGCACTCTAAAATTATCAGGTAACCAACGCTCTACAAGTTTAATAGTATTATTCATACCATCTTCGTTATATAACTTTAAAAATTCAGCTACCTTTAATTCTGGTGTGGTACTAAAAACTAGATCTTCTAGTTCTTGTTTTTCATTATCATCTATAATTGGAGATGATAAATTCATTATTTTAAAACAATTTCTTATTGCTTCTTCTTCAAATACAATTCTTGAATATATAATGTGCTCTTTATACTTTTGAGCTGATATTTCAAATATATTATCTAAAGTTAATACTTGAGTTTGTAATTCAGGAAATAATTTAAATATTTTACCTTTACCTAAACCTTTTACACCCGGTACTTTATCTGAATTATCACCTAATAGTGTTTTATATAATATAAAGTTTTCAGGTGGGAGGCCAAACTTACTTTTCACTGTGTCTGCTGTATAAAAGTCTTTTTCTATAGGTGAATAAACAGTAATATTATCACTTACTAATTGTAAAAAATCTTTATCAGCTGATGTTATACAAACTTTAGAACCATGTTCTTTAACTAAATGAGTAGCTAAATGAGATATTAAATCATCAGCTTCTGTTTTATCAATAGCTATAGTTTTAACAGGTAAACATCTTAAATAATGTATTAACCTTGCTATTTGATTTATTTTAGATTCATTTTCATCATCTAAATTATCAAACGCATCCCAATTAGTTATTCTAGTAATGTTTCTATTTGATTTATATTCGGGTAATAGGTTCTTCCTGTTAACAGAAGAACCAATACCGTCAAATACAATGTAAACAGATGTCGGTTTGTTTAAGTAGATAAGATAACCTAACGAGCGTAAAAAACCACCTAAACCACCAATATGCACTCCATCTTGATTTATATAATTAAGTACTGCAAAGTTTCTTAAGAATAAATTCATTCCGTCGATTAGTAGTACTCTAGAGTGTTTTGTGAAAGTAGAACCTTCCTTATCTTCTTGAGTCACGTTATCAAGAAGCTTAAATAATTCATCTGTTTTCATAACTGTTTTTTATTCTGGTTCGTTTTCGAAAATATCATTACCTTCAAATCCTTCTTCTTCCTCGTAAACATCAAAATCCATACTTCCAAGAACTTTCATCCATTCTTTAGCATGAGCTTCTTTATATGATTTTAATTCTTTTTCAGTATCGTTGATAAATCCATGAGGTGTCATAATGATTTTACCTCTTGATTGAACACCATTTATATGGTTTTTATCAATCTGAATATTTGTACGTTTAGCGAACTCAACCTGTTTTCCGTCTTTGATTGCTTTGATTTTAGATGTACCAGCGTTTGAAATATTTCCAAATGTGACTACAAATGTAGCGTCAAACCACATTGCAAATCCACCTTTATTCATTAATTTAGGTTGACCCATAGGTACTTCAGCTTTTGCTGTCCAAACCTTATTGATACAAACTAATGTATTAGTGTATTTAGAACTTTCTTTTCTAGATAATGTAATCTTTTGATTAACACTATTTCCAAATTGAGTTGACATTGCTCCAGCATTCCACTCATTATTATTTTTATTTGAACGAACTGATAATTCACATGGTATAGAACCAATTGAATCCCATAAGAATAATAAATCGTATGGTAAGTTACCTTTTTTCTGTTCGTCTAATAAATCTAAAATAAATGCTGCTACATCTTCAATAGTATGTAATGTTTCTCTGTCTACATAAATAAAATTACCTTCGTAATTTAATACTTCACCAGTTGATTCATCTACTATTGTTTTAACATCTAACCCCATTTGAATAGCGTGTTCCCAATTCCATTTCATCTCAGTTATAATGAATACAGGTAATACTTTCTGTTTTTGAGCAGCTACTGCTGCTTCAATTAACGCTGTTGTTTTACCTGTATCACTATGACCTCTTAGCAATACAATATGACCCATAGGTATTCCAGGAACAGAAGTTACTTCTTGGAACGCTTTAGATAAAGGAATCCATTTTTGTTCTTTAAATTTAACATTTGAGCTTAATAATTTCTTTTCTTTGAATTTATTAAGGTCAAAATTCCTTTTTAGCTCCGCAGATACTGCGGCAGCTAATGTTGTATCTTTTTTAGCCATATTGTTTTTAATTATTCTTCGTCTTCAAATAAAGAGTCAAATTTACTTGCTTTTGGAGCTGGTTTAGCAGCTAAAGTGTAATTTTTAGTTGTTTTAGGTGTTTCCCAAGGTAAGTCAGATGTTTCTTCTGGCTCTTCTGTAGTAACTTCATCGTCAATAATAGCGCCTTCTTCTGGTTCTTCTGGAGTTAACCATTCTTGTAAAGCAGCTTTCATTTCTTCGAATGAATACTTTTTAAATTCTTCCATTGGATTTGGTTGTTCATCTAACCATTTTTTAACTAACTCTGAATCTTCTGCTAATGGAGTTGTTTTAGTACGAGGCATAATAGTTGATTTATTATACTGTGTACCTGTAGAATCAGGACCTACTGTGTTAACAATAATGTCTCTACCTTCTGCAATGTCAGTAAAATCACCTACATCTTCGTTATCAGCTAAGTTTAAGAAGTCCATATACAATTCTTTACCGAACTGCCATAATTTAACTCCATTTGCTTCTTCACCTCTAATGATTACAGGAGCAAATACTCTCATTTTTGGATCTAACTTTTTAGCTAATCTCCAATTTTCTTTGTCTGAAGTTTGACGTAATTGTTTTGCAAATTCTGCGATTGGATCTTTTTCGCCCCATGATAATGGCGAGATCATAACTTTTTTACCTATACCATAATAGAAGTATAGTTCTGTGAATGGGTTTTTCTTGTTAAATTTGTTTGGAACAATTCTAACTGTTTGTTTTCCGACTGATGGTTTCCAGCCTGAATTTTTCTTTTCGGTCTTGTTCGACCCTGGTTTTGCTTGCATCTTCGCAAGTCTTGACTTGATTTCTGATAAATCCATAATATATGATTAAATTAAATTTTGTGTCGTATAATACGATAATAAAGGCTATCTAAAAAGCCAAGCTAAGGACCAAAATCATACCCTTAACTTTTTCGTGTAATTTACTTAACTGTATCTACTTTAGTGTTCACTAATGAAACACTGTCTGATACTTTAGTTATGTTTGTTTTTTTCTTAATCAATTGCTTCATTAATTTATCTTCATAAATTTCATGTTTGATTATTTCATTAGCAATTGAATCTGATTTTTTCATACATGCGTGAGCATGTTCTAAATTGTGATTATTTTTATCTAATAAATATTCTACAGATGTAGTATCTAATAATACATCAGTAGTAAATGTTTCAATATTGTTTTTATTTATACATCCTGTAAAACTAACTAGTAGTATTAAAACAATAATTCTCATTTTTATTTAATTTTTCCTAATTGTTGTAATAATACTATTTTAGCGGTAGCTGCTGCTAGTGTACTATCTGATTTTCTTAATTGAATTGTTAGAGCATCAATTTTAGATTCTAATCGTTCAATTTTAGCAGTTTGAGTTTCTATCTGATTAGTATACATCATTTTACTATCCACATAAAGATAACCAATAGCTATTAATGTAATAAATAATAGTGCTTT